GTCTTTTTTAATCCAATGTCTCATATGTGCTAATTTATTCGGCACAAATAAATCACTTAGAGCAATCGTTTTTACCAATTTATGTAGAGCATCGATTTCACCGCGCAACCGTTTCTGTTCTGGCGTAATATTATCCTTTGCCATTTTATGTTCTTTTTCTGCCTCATTTCCGATACTATCTTCCAACTGGTGTTCCTTCTGTTTTAATACCTTCAATACCTTGTCGTTGTGCTCAATCGCAGCCATCATATCACTAATGACTATTTCCGGTATTTTTATACTTTGTAAAATAAACTTGGATATTTTCTCTACATCATCTGCCAAGAATATAGTTGGTCCATCCGTCAATGTATGCGCATCTGTAGTAGCCACATTAATATTTGACGCATATTTACTGACACGCTGTTCATTGAAACAAGTGTAAACTTGACTCCAATTCTCCGGTTTAATTCGCTCCAACAATTCCAAATAATGAATCTTTATATTGTTCATGGTCATTTCGCTCAAATCTTCATACTTGACCGATATTTTATACCTCTCTTCATCTATCATGCCATTCTTGTCCAAATAGTGAATGAATTTGACACTCTCATTCAAATCAAAATACCGCAACAATGTCTTGTATTTCTTACAATGCGTAACACTATCTTGAAGCTTTTCATAACTCTCATACTTCAAGTGCGGCATTTCAACCTCATTCTTTGTATTTAATAGTGGAATCGACTTGTTACAATCATGACTAACTATATTATAGACCAAGCTATTCTCAAATCTAGATGTAAAATCGGCAATTGTTTCTTGTAAGTCTTCTTGGTGCGGTAGAGTCGCAGAGGATAGAATAATATTGGGAATGGTGTTTTTCTGCCAAATATCAGCAATATAAGAATGGAATTCGTGGTTTTCGTAATCTAATGTAATAGTCGGCTCATCCCAATACATGATCATCCGATCTGCGCGATTAAATGCGCTCATATAATACATGGCACAAACATACGATTTAATATCGCAAATCATAATTTCGACATTATCTCCAACGGAATTATCGACCTTTCTACTTCCGTCGCGATACTTAATATCTCTTCCGGTTTTGTCGTGCTTTACATAATCCTTGGCCGCAAAATAGTGTAATCGAATATCAGATGCGTCATTACATCCAAATGCGAATGCTATCTTTTTTCCCATTGAAATGGCTGACTTTGCCAACGCTAGACCAACATGTCTAGCAGCACACACAAATATAACACGATGTGACTCGGATAACCCAAGTGGACTAAGAGTCTTTCCGGTACCCGTCGGCGCAATATATAATACCAATTTGGCGCTTTGTACTTTTGAAATAGTAAACAATTTCTTTTGGTGGTCGTATAGTTGATAATCTTTGTATCGTACTAGGTCTTCGTTTTTTTCTACCAAATCACTACTTTGTAGAAACAAATCTTCTACTTTCAATTCTACATAATAATCGGCCAATACCGCATCGATAAACTCAATCACGTGTTGATTTATATTAGTTATATTTAATTTCATCAAATGATGAAGTGTGTAGTAATATTTATTAAAATTAGTCAACTTATCTTTATAAAAGTATTTCATGACTTGTTCTGCTACATGTAACAAGTAGAACTCGAAAACCTTGTGTCCACACCCATTAATAGTCTTACTCATATTTTCTAATTTCAATTTCTCCATAGAATTTAAACGATGTATTTGTATGTGTATTTTACTTTCAAACGCGAACTCATATTTATTCATTAACTTTTTAACAATTGGGTCGAAATATTCTTTGTATAAATGATTCATAATACTGTCGGTCGGTTCCAACTTCAAATAATTAATAATTGATAAATTTTTATTGTATAGAATGTTTACATCTTTGTAGCCATCTATAATTAGTTTTAGAATTTCCTTTTCCTCGCTCGATATCGGGATTTCCGTAGTATCCCACTCCGTTTTAGTAAGCTTTTGTTGATTTAGATCCATGGTGAATATGTCAGATATAATATGTTATCTCTTCATATATCTATTTCAATTTTTTATATAAACAATTGTATATTTCTATTTTATTTTATTTATTTATAAAAATTGAATTTAAATATTTATAAATAAATATACAACATTCTATATAATGAACGGTGTATCAACTGGTCCTATTATTTTAAGTATTGACGGAAATATCGGGTCTGGTAAGTCCACGCTGTATGCGGATTTACAACGATATTATAGTAGTAACACAGATATTTGTTTTGTTCCAGAACCGGTTGATGATTGGACGAACATAGTGGATGCTAATAATACGCCTATATTGACAAATTTGTATAAGGACACACGAAAATACGCTTTCCGATTCCAAATGATGGCATATATTTCGCGTCTTCATTTACTTCGCAAACGAGTGAAAGAAAACAAGTATAAAATTATTATTAGTGAGCGTTCAGTTCAAACGGATCGAAATGTATTTGCCAAGATGTTGTATGATGATGGTATGATTGAACATGACGAATATCAGATTTATAATAAATGGTTTGATGAGTTCTTAGATGATATGCGTCTAGGTGGTATTATTTATGTAAAGGCTGAGCCAGAAGTATGTGCGAATCGCGTGAAAATTCGCGCGCGCGAAGGAGAAACAATCCCGATTGAATATTTACAAAAATGCCACAATTATCATGAGAACTGGTTGGAAAATAGTATGGATAAACTGGTTATTGAAGCAAATGTTGACACTAGTAAGAGTGAAAATGCTGGAATTCGACATCAATGGATTGAATCCGTAAATGAATGGATAAATAATAAATTTGGTAGCGGCAGTAACACGACATCAACTAATTTACCTATTCTTCAATTTGACGGAGCATGTAGAGGAAATCCGTCGAATATATTGGGTTTGGGATATATAATAAAAAATAGCAATAAAACCGAAACTATTGAAGATGGAAGTTATCGCTTTCCTACGTCGTCTGGTACGAACAATGAAGCAGAATATTATGCTCTTATTAAAGGACTGAAACTGGCCCTAGATTGTAATATTAAATCGATTATTGTTGAAGGCGACTCAAATTTAATTATCAATCAAATGATGGGTAAATATCAAGTAAAAGCAGAAAATTTAATTCCATTGTATAATAGCGCCAAAATATTAGATGAGCAATTTGATCATATTGAATACAGACATATTAGGCGTGAATTCAATAAAGAAGCGGATAAATTAGCAAATAAAGCCCTTGATACAAATAAATGTTCTGGATGTCATCCCACATTCCAAGAAAATCAGATGGCGCACTTAGGACCAGATGGTTGTATGAATTGTAATTAGTCGTTAAAAATCGATGTTCGTCATTACTTGTTAAATAATTTACTAGTTCGTTAAATAATATGTATTGAATCTTGACATTGGTTTATATTTCAATATGTCTAGTTCTTTTTTTGTGGTTGGAAATAACTCGCTACTGTAAATATCTTGTAAGCATAACCACTCAAATATTCCACCGGGATATATATACACATTTATAAAACCGAGTTTTACTAATTGCTCGTATTTATCATATACCGTCATATCATTTACATTTTTCCCGTAAATAATGATATTTTTGTCTTTGTTATTCTTCAAAAAATGATTAATAATGTGCTCTTCTTGTTTAAAATCGATTGTACTTGGTAGCAAACATTCTTGATTATTTGTGGGTAATGTGTTTATAATTATATAATTTTCTTTATTTTTGAGTGCCTCTTGTATATCTTCAAAATTTAATCGATATGTTGAGGAAGCTTGATTTCCCATTTTTTAAATATCTAATTTAATTTGTCATTAAATATTTAAATATTAACAGCAACAATTACTGTTTTTAATATAACACTAATCTTATGAATCAAATATAACTAATTTTATCAATCAAATTTAACGACTATTTCTACCTTTTCCTTTTTAATGCTCTTTGACGCAGATATAGATAGTTCTTCTCTCTTCTTTCTCGTCTTATTATTCTTATCAGAGCTTCTGTTTTTAGATGTACTATTTCGACAATTCATATCCTTTTCAATGGTAGCATAGTTTTGTTCTATATAATCAATGACACTATTCTCAATCGCCCATTTAAAAAAGTTCAATTGCCCAATTGTTGTTTGAATGTGTGCGCCATTTTTATATGGAACTGTGATACGATCCCACCGACAAAACGGATCAAAACGCTTCTTTGAGTATGCCTTTAGCTTCAACTTATAATCGTTGTATACTTTAAATCGTCGATCAGTATCTTGAACTTGATATACTGTGTAATATTTCTTCGCATAGTTTGTAGCAAACCAGTCTATTATGCGTAACGAAATGCGTGATTCGCCATTAATAATCTTCAACATTCTATCCATATTGTTATTATTATCGGTATTGTAAAATTCCAATAAATTAGTTAATAATAAATCATTTTGCGTACTATAATTTTTAGACATACTAATATATCATTTATTTCAAATATGTTTAAATACTTTTACTCGTTAGAATAATTTTGTTGAATGTTTGAATTTTGTGGGGTTAAAAATGTTTCTTGAACTCGCAAATCTTCTAAATAATTAGATGATAGAAACGGATTCAAGTTTGTCTGTGCTACCATTTGCCTCTGGTTCATTCTTTCAAAGTTATTCTCACGCTTAGTAGCAGAACCCATACTTGTTCCAACATTTGAACTCATATTAGTATCTCCATTCAGAAATTCATGTTCCGCATTTGTTCGCCTATCTATAAAGCCAATTTCTCTCACCGTTTCATTATCTATAAAGGTTGGACCTTCCTGTAATATAGTTTCCATTACATTTTGTCCGATTGAATTATATTTGTCTTTCAACTTACTTTTCTCATAAAAAAGGTCTTTAATAGACGGAGACCATTTTAAAAATATTGGATGGCTCATATATTTTTTATTATTATTTTTAAAATGGAATTTTAACTTTTAACATAATATTTTAACTTTTTAAAACAACTTTCTAATTATTTTTATATCTTTTCCTTGCTTAAATCTATCACTATCCATCTCTCCTTTTTTAATATTACATTCTAAACAACATATAACTACATTGTCATAATTATGCCCATAATCATTATTAACTCGGTCTAATGTCCATTGTTTCTTGGCGAGCGTATTTTTATATAATAATTCACAATTCTCTTTACAGTAGAAACATTTTAACTTGCTAATCATGAGTTTCTCTATAGTTTGCTCGAGAGAAATTAACCCATTTAAATCCAATAATTCTTTTTGTATGTCTTGTGATTTATAACCATTTATTTTCTTAATAATTTCTCTCTTCGCTAATATATTTTGTTCTTGTTCTTGATCTAGTTCTTGATTCAAATACAAACTATTTATGATTTTTATTTGCTTATTATATGTAAAGTAAGAATCATCCAAGTTCCATTTAATTGTTTCCTTTCGATGCGGATTTTTAACGTTTTGTATTTTATCTATATTACGCTTACCGGTTATATCAATGGACCTCATTGAAACACTATGATATAATTATTTATTTATATTATTTTAAAATAATATAAACTTACCTTGTTATGTATATATACGAATATGAGCAACGAATGTCTTGAATTAAAAACAATTAAATATAAGTCCATGTTACTCAGTGGAAATTCTGAAGGACCAGTAGAAACTGTTGAAAATCTATCTAATCTCGATCAATTTCTTGCGGGCGAAAAGAAAAATAGCTCGAATGAGGTTTGGGCAAAGTTGGATAAAACAACTAAATTGTTAAAATTTACCGAATTTACAATGACTTATTGTGCCGAAAATAATTATAATGAAAACGACAAGAAAGACTTGTATACATTTCTTCAGACAAATTTGGATAGAAAGCGTCTTCTCAAAGCAAAAGAGGTGGTTTATGACAAAGATACTGGCAAAATTCTATCTATTCCCGCATTAATGTATAGTACATCCACTAAGAAATTCACATTGAAACGATGTGATAAGCGCCCATCTACTTTAAAATCACTTGCGCCTAAAAAGGGAAAGGGCAGTAGTGTAAAGAAAAACATAGAAAAAGTTGGCGATGACACTACAATTAGTAGCTAGGACTGATAACCATTAATAATACAGTTAAGCATTCATCGGAAGAAAATTATGTAAACGCCGTCGGCAGACAATATGGGTAAAATTGATATAAACAATTAATATTAATATATATCAGTACAATCATGCTATTTGGCTATCAATTACCAGAGTTAAAAAATATTATAAATTTATTTAATTGGAGGAGTATATTATCATCGAAAGAAAGAGATGAAATCGAACTTTCCATGGGAAATTTAATTGATAATTTCATTGAAGGCGATCCATTAGGGTTCAGTAATCCACATTTTGATTTCAATTTAAAAGAATATGTTTTTACGAACACGTTCCTATTATTGAAAGAATTGTATGCTGAGAAGACACAAGAAAAAGAGTTAAAAGAGTTAGAGGAGGAATTAGAACTCATTTACAAAAAAATACATAAAATATATTTTACCAAATATTATCCATCTAGATCATACGAAAATAGTTTTATTCGTATAATACCAAATATTGATAAAATTACTGATAAAATTAACTACATTGAAAGCAAGCCACAACCGGATCAAAGAACGAGCGAGTGGTATGCGTTTCGTCAGAATTTGATTACAGCTAGTTCTGCGTGGAAAGTTTTCAAGTCACAATCTACCATAAATCAACTGATTGTTGAGAAGTGTAAAGAATTAAAGGTGACAATATTTGATTCCGTAAATACATCAACGCCTATGCACCATGGAAATAGATATGAACAAGTATCCATTATGCTTTATGAATATATTTATGATACAAAAGTGAAAGATTATGGATGTATTCAACATGACACATATAAATTTTTAGGCGCATCACCAGATGGTATTAATGTAGATCCCAAATCCCAGCGATATGGTCGAATGTTGGAAATAAAGAATCCAACTTCGAGAGAAATAACGGGTATTCCAAAGGAGGATTATTGGATTCAAATGCAGCTTCAAATGGAAACATGTAATTTGAACGAATGCGACTTTTTAGAAACTGTATTCAAGGAATATGAAACGGAAGAAGAGTTTGTGGCCGATGGTACATTTACGTATACTGAAGATGATCAATTAAAAGGAATGATAATTTATTTTATAAAAGACGGGAAGCCGTTATATGAATATATGCCACTACATATTTCAAACGAAGAATATATTGTATGGTATGAACAAATGATGGAGAAACACGCCGATTTGACTTGGATTAGAGATATATTTTGGCGACTAGAGGATTATAGTTGTGTATTAGTATTGCGAAATAAATTATGGTTTCAAAATGCTATACCTAAAATTGGAGATGTATGGGCCATAATTGAAAAGGAGAAAGTTAGTGGATTTGAACACAGACTACCCAAAAAGCAAACTCGAGTATCGCGGTCAAATTCAATAGTAGATGATTCGAATGCGACTAATACGGCTGGTTGTTTAATTAACGTAAATGATCTATAATGATTATAACCGTACTCCAAGTGTATAATAAAAAGTATGTAAATCTATTTTTTATTATATTTTTATTTTTAATTTTAACTATGTTTATTTTTAATTTTAACTATGTTTATTTTTATCTTTTAACTATGTTTATGTGATGAATGTAACGAGCACACCAGCTGAATATGCCACCCAGTCACCCGTATCAGTACCAGTAGATATACATAATGTAACTGTTCCAGAAGATATAGTACTCGTGTTCGCGCTCGCATTTCCATTATTCAATATGTAAGTATTTGCTCCAGTGAGACCGCTATATAAAGTTATCAGTTGTCCGGGTGTTTGTGGAGTAGGTAATGTTAATGTAATATCAGAAGTGTCAATTATATATGATCCTACTTGCGTTAAAGTCGTAGTAGCAGATATGGTTGTAAATATATCTAGCTTTCTAGTTAACATTGTTTCGACTGCATTCATGGAAGTATCTAATGTCGTACAACGGTTAGTTAAGACTAATTCAGCAGAACGAGCAGTGGATGCTTCTGATACCAAGTTATTTGTTAACAATAACTCAGCCGCGCGAGCAGTGGATGCCTCACTCGCCAAATTAGTGGATAACGTTCCTTCAGCTGCGCGAGCAGTGGATGCCTCTGTTACCAATCCAGTGGATAACGTTCCTTCAGCTGCGCGAGCAGTGGATGCCTCTGTTACCAATCCAGTGGATAACGTTCCTTCAGCTGCGCGAGCAGT